CGCTGTAGACGATAACAACAACAAAGCATTTCGTGAGGTAAAGAATGTTCTGGTTCTACCGGACATCATCACGGCTGTTTGTCAAAACGGTGGTGTACTAAACATTGCAGTAAAAGATTCAAACGGAGACGCTGTAGTCTACTACTGGGACAAAACACTAAGTGCAGAGGGTATTGGAGATCAGGGACTACTCACATCAGTTGTAGTGGGAAAAGGCATCGTACAAATACTACGTCCACTCAACGGACGGCTAATGGCAATCACCTCACCAGCCACCGACTCACTCACCCTACATAAATATGTAAACATGTCTATCTACGCCATCCAGGCTGGATTTGATATTTTACCAGAATCATTTGCCAACCCAATTGCAGAATACAGACTACGTGTTGGACCAGACGGTAATATTAACAATGTTTACAGGCACAACATAATCAACCAGAAGAGTCAGGTTGCAAACTCACGCATCTACTTTACTGGAACCATTTCATTACAGCAACAGCAAGAAGCTAACAACGGAGAGGGGATATACTCAGGAGTCATGTCAATTGATTCGTCGGGCAATCTGTTTACGGAAGTTGCACAGTCTGATAACGGAGATGACTTTACCTACGAACAGGCACTATCATTCGGAATGTTGGACTCGGGCTTTATCCTCGCAACCATCAACGGAGTGTATGTAACTGACGTGACGGAAAACGACAACGTATCAGGACTTATCACAAAGATCATTAACGGAGACCGGCCATGGGAACGCAAACAGGTTGATAACATTTTCCTGTCGATGCTACACACTGACGATGTAGACAACGTAGAGATTTGGATTAGAGAGGTTGAAGACTTTGATGACAATGACGCGGGTTGGGAACTTGCCTATGAGGGAAACATGCAGGACATCAATTCCATACAGATCAACCGAATGGAAGACGGACAACCGTTCTGGCAATTCAAAGAGTTGCAGGTCATGGTCAAAGTATTTGGAACATTAGCAGAACTTAATAACCTAACTGTTACCTACAACATGTTAGCGATAAACGAATAATATATGGAAGAAGAAGTATTGAAATTAAGTGATCTGCGGCGTAGGGATGTACCACGTATCGACCGATCACCAACAGAGTTCGTTACACCAGCTAATGAGCTAGATGACATAATCAACAACACAAGTGTTGAAGACACAGTAACTAGTCAAGACGGAGCATTGTTTGACGGGGATTTGAACACTCGTATTCAGCGACTTGGTGACCTAAAGAATAACTTCACACTAATTAACCGACAATTTGCAAACGCAGAAGAGAATCTAATTAGGGAAACACAGGGTCGTGGTATCACACAACTTGGTCGTAGAAATGATCTTATCACAAACCAACGGATCCTAGACTCTAAGCGAAAAACAAAGTTGGCACAGATTGAAGACCTGCGAGGGAACGTGGAGACGGCACAAAGACTGCGTGCTGAGGCAGCAGCAGCATCTGCCAGAACAAGTGAGGATAGAGACCGGATACTCGGATTGTCTGACGAAGAGATATTGTTTGAACAGGCTGTCAACAATAGTAACAACTCAGCAGCAGCAAAGAAGCGCATCCTTGATATTGGATACAAGAGCATCAAGATCGGTGACGAGAAATACTTGAGGGATAATCCGGTGATTGCAGAGATTAGAAAAGAGGTTGAGGCTGGATTGGACACAATCGCTTTCTACCAAAACCCAGATCAATCACAGGTCGTTAATGACCGAACTGGACTTCCTGCCACAGCTGGCATTGAGAAGTTTGGGGTCAACTCAGTGTTCGGTCAAAACAACATACTCGATGGTATCGTTGACTTCCGGCCAGAGCGGGATGATGACGAAGAACCAGCCAACTCAGGAACACTCTCAATCGCAGAACAAGCACTGGCTGACGAAGCTGGTAGGAGTAACTAATATATAATAAATGACAGAACAGGAATTACAAGAAAAAGAAGTACTAGACACATTTGCACGAGTCCAAGGACAGAAGGCAGCCGATGTTGTTCAAGACCCCGTTGATACGGAGGGTATTTCTGTTTCTCCGGCAGACGTTCCTGTTCCCCAAACAGAACCACTTCCACCGGCACAGACTAAAATAGGTCAACAGGTAGAAGACCTCCAGTTCCGTACGGAAGCAATCAGCGGTATCCCGGATGCTGTTCGTGAGAGTAGAGATAAGCTGGCCGACCGTCTTGGTTATGCCTGGTACAGTGATGACGCACCAGACTCAAACATTGGACAAAGGTTTGCATTTACTGCTGGTACTGGATTGCTATTCGGACTTGATACGGTATCCGACGCTTTCATAGGTGTTGGTAAGGCATTTGTTGGTAAGCAGGGTTCTGAGTATATCTCAGAAAAAATGACAAAGTTTGCAGATACTGTAGACGAAAAGTTTCAGATTAGTCAAGAGATAGAACAGATAGACAAGGACATGGCCAACATGAGTCCGTCTGAAAGATATAACACAAAACTTGCACTCACAGGTATTGCTCTTGGTGGTTCTATTCTTGATAGGGCTAGAGGTAAAAAGAAGGGTATTTCAGATATTATTGGATTAGATGATCCGGTTGAGATTGATCGTGTCATAACCAAAGAGTTTCCGGAAATAAACAACCCAGAAGTTAAGGCACAGGTTGTCAAGGATTCTGTTACAGCAAAGACGAATGATGAAGTTGCTGATATTGTAACACGAGGTATCGTAGACAGCGACGACCTAAACAAGGCTCGACCCCAACAGAATGTATCTCTAGTCAATACTGATAAGGATCAGATTGCTTTTGAGATAAACAAGAAGTCTTCTGTAGAAACACAAAACTTAGATGCTGAGTTTGACGCCAAGATACAAAAACAAATAATCAAAGACACATCCGCTGACAGCCGGGTTGTTAGTGAGTTTAATAAAAAGGTAGAAACCTCTGAGGTTAACATTTCCAAGGCGGTTGACAACATCGAGCAAATTCAAGATAAGATTATTGACATTGAAAGTAAGGTCAGTGAAAAGATATTTGAGAGTGAATTTGGCCAGGTTCGTGTTGCTGGACTAGAGCGACAGCTTGAGGCGGCACAGGGACGTCTAGTTAAACAAACACAAAAGATTACCGAACAACGTGTACGTGACGTTGCTCAACTACCTGCTGGCAATATCAAAAAATACATCAACGATAACATTGTCAATAAAACAAGTATTGAAAAAGACATGTTGGTGGATCGCCTTAAACTGGAGCAAGCCCAGGCATTTCGTGATGGTCGTATTAAAGATGTTGAAAAGATTACTGACGCGATTAATGACATCAACATTAACTCAATGAATAAGCTCGATGATATCGAGTCTAACATTGTTGAGTACGAAAAAACAATTGATGCGGAGGTTGACGACATGTACAACAAGGAGTCCGCGCTTGAATATTCTATTTCAAAGGTTGAGGAGATCTCTAATGAAATGTCTTTTCGACTTACCTCACTTAACGATAAACTTTCGACATTATCTAAAGCACAGCTGGTTGATCTGCACAACCGTCGCGAACAAGGACTTATCAAGGCTGGTGACGAAATGGAGGGGATCAACAACGAAATCACCGAGGTCACAAAAAGACTGAACGACATCTTTGAAAACTTTGACCTTCTTGATGAAAGATTTGATGAAGATACATATATCCGTACACAGCTACAAAACATCGACGGCACACCGGCCAATGTAAAAAGTCTAAACCGACTACGTGCTGATTCACAGCGATCAGGCAATGCTTCACTGAAAGAACTGCTTAGCCGACCATCAGATATTAATAAGGCGCTAAAGAATAAGCGTAAATACATTACGGCAGATGATCGTGATGTTGTTCTTGCTGAGTATGGTCTACGCACTGTTCGAGACCCACAAGTCACAGTAATCAACCACATTGCTGAATCAAAGAAACTAATTGACAAACTTGTACTATCTAACACCCTGAGACAGGTTGCTGTTTCTGGTAAGCGGGCAGATCAGATCGTTGAGTTATACAACCCAAAGGATCTACAGAAGTTTAGAACCGACTTACAGGCAGCTGCAAAGAAGAGTGTTGACGAAGTGCTAGATGTGGCACGTGCACAAAAGATTCTAAATGCAGACTCAGTGTCATCTATTAAATTACTTTTCCGAGACTTAAAGAAGTTTGATGTAAACAAAGATGACCCACTATCTTTGATGACCTCAGATACGGCAGAGCTAGACTCAATCTTTGACAACATAATTCGACAGGTTGATAACGCACAGTCAGATGTAAAGTCTGGGTTTGCAACAAAGATAGAAGCCCTGAGGCAAAACTATAAGGATCAACTAATTGACCGATACGCCAAACTTGCAGACGAGGCAGACGATCTTGAAAAACAAGGATTCAAGAACATTACAGGAGTTGGCCATATACGTGGTAGCGGCGGTCTGTATGCCTTCAAAGTAGATAACAAGATCAAGAACCCGCTAAAGAGTTCTCCATACGATTATATCTACAATCAGGGTATCATAATGAACAAAAACAACCCATTCCTTGTGCTGGATCAGGCACAGAGTTACGTTAAGTTCATGCGTGCCACCCTTGACTTCTTCCTGGCTGTACCAGCATACTGGAACGCAGCAACACTAACTAATCCATACCGGGCGTCTGTCATATTTGTCAATGCTCTACGCGGGTCAGCAAATGATATACCGTTGGAGCGAAGGGCCTTCCTGTCACAGTTTATAAAAACTGGAAAGCAGAACATTGGAGACATTGATGCAATTGAAAAAAGATTGAATGGTGACATCGCTAGAGAGCAAAACATCGTTGACAGTTTGTTTGAATCTGCATCAACCGTTGCGGAGAAAGCAAGAGTAAAGGGTGCTTTCGACAAGATCAAAACAGCACACTCAGCACTTGAGAGCCTACAGTTTGACACATTGGTTGATGGTATCAAACTAGATGTGTTAGAGATGAAGGGTAAGGAGCTTATGAGGAAGAATGGGATCTCAGAACGAGAAGCATACATTGAGGCTGGTAAGATAATTGATGCGGAAATTGGTTTGGTTGACTTCAAGAAACTGGAGGCAAAACACCCTAACATTATGGGGAAGGGAGTACAGACCGGACTTCGATTACTATTGTTTGCCCCGTCATTGTTTATGTCTCTAGTCAAGCGGGTTGCCAATTCTCCCAACCTATTCAAGGGTGGAGCAAAAGGATCACTTGCTAGAGAGAGGGCGATCAAGAAGGTGGTTTACGGGTTTGGGGCATTGACCGCACTGAACATGTCTATGAATGATGGTAAGACAACATTCGAGAACGATGACCCAGATAGAATCTTTGACCTACAAGTCCCGTTCATTACAGATGAACAAGGCAACCCATACTACATCAATATTATGGGGAGAATGTTTGACTCACTAAAGCTAATTAACCAAACAGGTAAAACCTTTAGAAACAAACAATCTGGTATATCTGGAACGGTGATTCAGTCCCTGTTCCCGAACTACTTCCAAAAAGAAGAGGGTAACGTGATTCTGAACGCTGTGATTGACAACAACCTACCAGTTCCATTCGGTGTTCAGGAGATCGGAGAGGGTATGCGTGGACTGCTAAATGATGAAGACGACGAGTACGGCGTTCCACAGTCAGCAGAACAGCTACTAATGCTTAGTATGATTACAACGATGGGTGCTCCAGGAAGTTACATTACTGGAAACTCAAAGAAGGAGTCAGCACTCAACATTGCCAAGGAGGCATTAGCTGGTGTTGAATCTGGAAACTGGTCACGTTACTTATCCTGGGAGATGGGATACAACGTGTTCACAAACAGAGATAAGATCGGTAGACAAGAGGTAATCAAGGACAGATACGAAATAGAAAGCGTAAGATTCCAAGAAGAGACAGACTACTTTAAGGTAAAAGAGATGGACCAGATGGACAGGGAAGACTTTATGGACAACCTGTCTGAATCATCTTTTGCCGCACTAACTAAGTGGGAGCTGGCAGAACTACACCCCGACGCAACTAAAGCAGAATTAGGTAAGCTAATGGACAATGCTGGCATCGGGGGTAAGCCAGGAAAAGCAACCAAGGCGCAGATCGAAGCACACCAACTAAAGGTATTGAAGTTACAAAGAGAGGAGATAACACAGAGAGATACCGAACAGCTGGGACAACTACTAGAGGCTGGCCAGATATCCCAGGAAATACACGATAAGTATATTGATGAGATAGGGAATCAGTTCCTTACTGAAAACCAGCTGAAAGTAAAAAATGACAATGCCGAATTAGACAGACTGCTAGAGTCTGGAGAAATATCTAAGGAGGTGTACGATAAGTATTATAAGGAATAAGAAATATCATGCTAAAACATTTATCTAAAAAAGATAACTCCCAGTATGTCACTCACGAAGACCTGAAAAAGCTCTTGGCCCTAATCATGAAACAGAAGGGGATCAAGGGAGATAAGGGGGATAGTGCTTACATAACTGATGATATTATCGACGGCATTGCCAAGGAGGTGCGGCCAACCAAAGATGAGTTGATGAAACTTATCGAACCGATGATCCCCGATCCAATTCGTGGAGAAAACGGTAAGGATGGAACAAACTTCACAGACATATTGCCCGAACATCTGGTTGACACGATCAGGTCGGTAAGAGGAGACAAGCGTCTTCTTATAGATGACATCCGAGGGGGAAAGAAAATCATTGGTAAAATAATTGACCATGATAATGCCCTTCAAAAGATAAACAACAACGTGGGGTATCTCCACGAGGGGTACGAAGAGATAGGGCTGTTTAAAGACAGAATTGAGGCAATCGAGATCATACAGAAGCAACCACCGTGTTTACCACAAGAGATTTGTGAGACACGACCTCCGACAGCTGCCGACACAGCCATCCCACTATCCGTTTGGAAAGATGGAAGCACGGGAGATGTCTATCAATTCATATGTGGATTGTGGACAGTAATTGCGAAAGCAGCAGATGTAGTCCTACCAATGATTACAATCACAGCTCCAACAGCCGGAGAAACACTGTGTGACGAAATCAATATCATTGAGGTAACCGCATCAGATGACGTAGACGTACAATCAGTAACCTACGAAATTGATGGAGTAACAATTGGAACATCCACAGTTGCACCTTACTCATTCGAGTGGGATGCAAATGACATTGAACCAGGAGCGAAGGTTATTACAGCAACTGTGACTGATACAAGTGGAAACACCGAGTCAGACACATTAACAGTAATTGTTGAAAAGTGTTGTCACTATGTAACTGAACAAGGAGACATCATTTGCACAGAGCAAGACCAAGAACTGTGTGTAGAACAAGGATGTGAATAATTAATTAATTAATAAAAATATGGCAGACATTAAAGTAACAGGCTTACCAGCCGCACCAGACGTACAGTTGCCGGATCTTGTTCACCTCATTGATACAAGCTCAGGTCTTTCAACCAAGGCAACAGTCGAACAGCTACAAGCAGCAATATTGCAGAACTTATCTGCGGCAGTTTGTACACAATTAAGAGACGAACTCATTGGATGCTTTGATCCAGCAAGTCTCATCGCCCTACTTAATACAAATCCAGGGACATTCGATGGACAATCAATTATTTGGGATCAGGCAAACAATACATGGGTACTATCACAGGTGGTTGCACAATCATTTGACATTACCCAACAAGACGGTGACCAAATCTTATCAGAAAACGGTGACGTATTCGTGCAAGAAATTGCACCTTAGTAAAAAATAAATAATCATATTAATATGGCAGATCTAAAAATCTCAGAACTAAACCCAGCAGCAGCGGTTTCAGGAAACGAAGAAATCGCAGCAGCAGAGTTTGGTACTAACGAAAAAATCACAACCACCCAGTTGCGTAACTTTGTTTTAGCTGACGGTGCAGGAATCGAGGCGGCAATTGATGCTGAACTAGGCAACACAGACTGGAAGACCGGAGGAGCGGGTAATGCTGACCTTGCAGTTGGAACAGTTGATGCAACCAGTGTTGAAGTAACTTCATCTACTGGAACAAACGCAGTGATCCCAGCAGCTACAGCAACAGACGCTGGTGTACAATCAGCGGCTGACAAAGCAAAGTCAGACCTAGTTACAGTCACACAACCAGTTGACCTTGACGCAGTGGAGACAGACGTTGCAGCATCAAAAGCAAAGACAGACAACGTAACTGTTACACAGCCGGTCGATCTTGATCAGGTTGAAACAGACGTTGCAGCACTATTGGCGGCTACAGAAGCAGAACTTGTACCACTAGCAGAGACAACTGACTCAGTTACTCTTGCGGTTGCAGACATTGCTACAGAAGAGGCCCCAACACTCCACCGAATGACTACAACTCAACCAGGTGAAGTTGTTACTCTACCAGTGCCAACAGCAGCAGAAGTCGGTAAGGCATTTAACATGCGACTTGCATCAGACGCAACAGATACTCTTGACATTCAGTCACCAGGAGCTAACATTGACGCACTAGACACAACCCTACCAATCGGATTTACGGTTACAGCACTAGTTGTTGCTGCCGGACAGTACGAACTAATTGGAGCGGGTCAAGCAAACAATGGAACACTTATTTCAGATCGACTAGAACTGGTTGACGGAACAAATAAGTCATACCGAATCGTACCAGGACTTGTATACGATATTCAGGGAGCTGGAGCACCATTGCTTTACTCTACATTTGCAAACGCAGATTATACTGGTCCACAGTACAACCAGTTCCAATTACAGTCAGACGGCATGCCACTACAATGGCTTCGTGGACAAAACCGATCATGGAACATTGTAACTGCTAACTACTCAATCGCTAACACAGATGAGCACCTTGAGGTAAACACAGCCGGGCTTGCTGCATCAGTTGAAATTACACTGGGTACACCAGCAGTATTTGGACGAAAACTACTTATCACTCACAACGACGCTGACCAAGACGTAACATTCGCAGAAGCCGTAAACGGTGACAACGCATACGTACTATCAGGTGCACGTGACGCAGTTCTTCTAACCTACACTACAACAGGATGGGTTGGTATTGATAACCTTGGAGGTGGAGCAGCAGCTACCACAGTCAAGAACTCAATTGAGGTTGACGGTGGTGATCTACAACTAGTAGGTGACGCAGCCGCACCGGGGAACAACATGTTCTACGGAACAGATGGTACGGGTAATAAAGGCTGGGTATCAACACCGGGTGCGCAGCAAGTTGCTCACATCTTTAAGGGTGTAAACACTTCTATTCCACAAGGGTCTAACACGCCATTCACATTCGACACAGCAGTTGTAAATGTCGGTAACGGATTCGACACTGGTGTAAGCAACGAGTTCTACACCATCCAAGAAGACGGACTTTACGACATCAAGGCAACGATGAAGTGGCAAACAAACAGCAACGGACTCCGAAGCACAAGTATTGAGAAGAACCTTTCTCAGACAATCGGTATCGGACGTAACGCTGCTGTAGGTTTCGAGACTTACAACTCAGCATCAGCACTAGAAGTACTAGCCGCTGGAGATACTATCCGACTAGTTGTATTCCAGGACTCTGGTGCAGCACTAGACGCACAGTCAGAAGGTGACTGGGCGACAACACTGAAAATCACTAAGATCGCTTAATATGTCTACACTCGATACAAAAGAGTGGGATCTTATCCAAAAGGATGAACGTGACCCATCAGCAATCACAGTACGTGACTCAGCCCCAAAGGAGGTCTGGCGTCATAAGGAGACAGGAGAGATTAAGGTAATTCACTAAGATATGGCATTTATACTAGGAAAACTAACACAACAAGCGTACCAAACACCGGGAACGCCTTTTGTGGCGCCACCAGTCGGTACACAGTTTGTATCTGACAACAAGGTGGAGGCATACATCCTTAACCGGATGAAGCCTGTTGCAGACTTTGCAGACGCAAACAACATTGAACTATTGATCGGTGAGTTTGGGTTCCCACACTCAAGCGAAGCAAATCCCAACAACGAGTTTGGACCAGCTGAACAGGCCTTGTTCAATAACGCCTCACGTAAGGCAGTTGAATATTGGGCAGCAAAAGAGACAGGGTCACGGAAGCACTACTTCACAGGCTGGTCAACAGCCCATGAAGGTTTCCAGAACTATTTCCTTAATCCGTACAGTATCACAAATGGTGAAACTGCTACACCGACCGTTGTTGCAAACAACACAGCCACATCATACGAAGCAGTGTATAGTCCATCAGTTGGACTAAACTACGCTGGTAACGAGTTCTATGTTGATGCCGCTAACAGCCCGCCAACATTTGGTTCAGGCCTTAACGGACGTGAACCGAGCCAAGAAACACTGATTGATCTAGCGGGTCGTGGACTATCACTTATCCGTTACCCAATTGGTCAGCCAGGAAGTGGTGGAGATTGGTTATGGGATGGTACAGCACTACGTCCCAACTTCCTGGGTCATGTTGAGTCTCTAATGAACAGATGTCAGAACGCCGGTATTAAGGTTGTACTCGACATTCTACACCCCGGTAATGGTAACAACTACGCTACTATGGAGGGTGTAAAGATCAGTGACACCAACTCAGCTGTTGGCCCTGGTTTCAACGAATACATCAACTATGCAACAGCATTGATGACCCACTCATTCCCGGACGCTGCGGGTAATGCAACTCAGTTGCAAAACCACCCAGCACTAGAAATGTGTGATCCAGTTAACGAACCACAGTATGGTGTAACAATTGACCATGCAAGCTGGGCGTTCGCGATGCAGGAGATCATCACCGCTCTACGTGGCAATGGTGTGAACTGTAAACTAGTTGCAGTAGCCTCACACTTCTCGGGGCTACAAGACTTCCCGAACAACTTCGACCTATACACAGATCCAGCCAACAACTTGGTATATGGATTCCACTTCTATTACGACTGTAATAACTGTGGAGGCTGTGGGGCAGGTGACTTTAACCAGTACCTGGCTTGTCGAGCATCAGAACCAGACTTTGACGAAACGGTTTAGTTTCTTCACTTTGCCCCCAATGGGGGTGAAGATGAGGATGTTACCTCTTTTAACAATAAGCAAAACGAGCAATAAGCAACGAAGCATATGCCAGAAAATAATAACAATGGAGAAATAGAACTCCTAAAGAATCACATAGCAACCCTCAAGGGCTACATACAAACTAACGCAAACAACCACGGAGAACTATTCGAGGTTGTTGAGGATATGCAGGTTCAGACAGAAGAATTTAAAAGAGCAATAGAAAACCTTTCAGCAGGAATTGCCGGTATCGCAATACAAGGTGGTGGTGGGGCTAGCAGTGGAGCAATTGCAAGCGTCACTTTCGATAGAGACAACGAAGCGCTTGTCATTACCGATGGAACGGGCAATGATACAGTACTTGATCTTTCTTACTTTGATGACAACTGTTTCGACACACTAGAGACAGCAATGTTACCACTCACCCCCACATACGTTACCACGACAGGTGCATGGCTACCAGGTGGAACAGTAGACCTTGCAGCACGAGCACTTGTGGTCGCAGAAGGAAGGGCGATTGAGAAGGGAGTGGTTGAATTACCAGGACACGGACTAATTGTAGGTATGGAATATGTATCTGATCCCAACAACATAGGACAGGCAATTCCACGGACACTACTAGCTGCGGGAGAACCATATCAGAAACTATTTACGGTTGTAAACCCTGACGAGATTACAGTAGACGTTGAACCATATATTGACTCAACCGTTACTCCAGATCTTGTCTGTGTAGAAACATTTAATGGATTCGCAGGTGGCGAGACAACAGTAACTGTTTCGGAAACTATCCCAGATAACGTAAAGGTGTTTGTGGTAAGAAACGGTGACTACAAAACAGAAGGACTATTAAATGATTATCTACAGGCTGGCCAAGACTTTACATTTACACAGCCATTAGCTGTTGGAGAGGTGGTAACAGTTTACTGGATTAAGTCAGTTAATTCAATTATTAGCGAAGACTTTGTTGGTACAGCTGGACAGACACAACTGACATTCACACTTGACACACTACCAACTGACACAAACAACATCATTGTCCACAACAACGGAGACTACCTAACACACTTGGTTGATTACACCATTGTCGGCCAGGACATTGTACCTACTGCCACGATTGCAGCTGGTGACTTATTCACGGTAACCATATTAAAATAACATATGAATACAAATAACGTACCAATTCTTGATATCTACAACGACGGAACTGTCGCAGACGCAACTGAACTATCTCAGATTGCGGCTGTTCTTGGTGTTGACAACAAAGGATTGGAGATTTATCAACGAGACACTGACACTCGACAAGAGTGGGATGGTACACAGTGGATTCCTGTAACAAACGGTGGTGTGCCTTCATGTATCGAACTTGTCGGCACAGCGATAGCAACTACAGTAGCTACAGAAGTAAACTCAGCTGTTGAGGTCGCCACACTGTCTGATGGGAATATCATCAGTACAGGATTTTTCAACGTAGCACTTGACCCAAACACTATCGGTGTTGCAGGAACTTTAATTGACCCAGCAGAGGGAGCAACCATTGACATCTACCTTGTTGGATTCCCAGCTACAGCCGTAACGGGGGCAACCACAAACCCGAACACAATGTATGGTTTCCATTTTGAAGTGACAAAGACAAACGGATCTTTGGTTGCTGTACAAGTAGGAGCTGTATCAGACACTGGCTACTTTGACGATGAAGCCAGCGGAACAGCATATAACGACTTACCGACAGCATCAGCTATCACAGCCAACTTTGTAGGGCTTACGACAGGTGACGGATTTACACCAGTGGCGGGAGCATCACCACGAGCTTTCCTACAGATGGACGGGACATATCTGAAAGAGTCAGACAGCTCAGTCCTGACTGTATCGGATGCAATCACTGAAGGGTGGACACCATGCCCGGTAGACGACGCCCCAAATCACATCTACGATGGTACTGCAAAGACCTTCCCGTCTGGAGTGACAAGTGTTGAACATGAATTGAGTCGTGTCAATATGGAGCACCAGAATTACAACGAGATGAGTTATGAGGGTACAACTACCGATGCAGACGCTTCTGGTGCTTCACGATGGCGACATGAATATCGACCTACAGAAGCTAGTGCTCCCGTCACTACTGGTATTCAAGGCATTTCAGTACTTGCAAATCCGCCAGGTGACACGCCACGGGTTACAGCTACAAACCGTATCTTTGACCAAAACGATGATGAGAACATTACATCAGTTTCAGAAAAAGGCTATAGCTGGGTAAGTAATATTCCTGGCTTCGAGTTTGAGATTGACAATATTGTAGGACAAGCAGGTGAAGTAGTTGGTATTTTACCTACAGGTCGACCAGGGTTTATTGCAAGTGAATCATGTGTTGAATCAACTGAAACACTATTGCCAACCACGTTTACAGTTACAACAGGCGCAGTAATTGGTGGCGGAGATATTGTATTTGGAGGTGGAGGATTAGTTGGTGGTACAGCAGAACGTGCGTTTCCGGTAACTAACATTGGCAAGAAGCATACACTGTCATTCGACCACTACTTCAATGGCAACCCAGGTCAAGATACATTCTTTGCATATGAAATTGTACAGGGTGGTCAAGTGATCAAGACCGGTGACTACGAAGCTAACAGTGCCACAGCTGTAACTGAGACCGTTGACTTCTATCCTACTGAGGATGTAACCGTTCGATTCATCGACACAAACCAAGCGGGAGCTGCACCATCATCAGACATTCGGGTTACCGCCGTTTCTATCGAAGCAACTTGTATTCCGTTTGTGGGTGAGGAGATCAGCAACTGGATCAAAGAAGAATGCTACGAAGAACCTCAAGCACCAGTTCAAGCACTCTTTACTGGTACAGACTATGCAGACGATAACTCAGCAACAACGTCAGGTGTCACATCAACAGTGGCTCTGACCGGCCCACTTACATTGGCAGCGAGTGTAGCAGGTGACGGAGGTTTACTACCAGCTGGCGATGCAGTCAGAGTTACAACCACTACTACTAATGTAGATGGCACAATCGTACTTACATTTGACTCACCAACAGATGTTACTCTTGGAGTACAACGACTAAACGGTAATGAGATTGTAAACTTCATCACCCCTATCGACTCGATGGTTCTTGGCGATGCCTTCAACCAAGCGGGAGTTGGACCACAAGCATACTCAGGTAATGGTAATAATCGTAACGAGTTTACATTCCTAGGTGCTACCCAAATTGAATGGACACACCAAGGACCAGCTACAGGATTCGTTCTGTATGATGTGAATGCAGATCTTAGTCCTGAACCTATCGAACACACCGTTCGTACTAATGAAGACGGCAGTCTACTTGAAGTGGACCGAACAGCAAACACTCTAACACCAATTGCTTCTATCCCAGGAACATGGACATTGTGCCCTGAAACAGTTGATACATTCGGGACTGTAGTCACAGCGGCAGCACCACTCACTACAACAAATGGTAAGGACATCCTAGTCGGAGAACAATATGTTGAGCTTCCAGACGGGACCACATATAGTGACAAGGAAGTACATCCAGTAACCAAACGAATCGCAGGAATTGGCTTTACTAACAATAATGGCCCTGGACTCGGAGCAAGGACTGCTGGGGTTATTGAAATTGAATACCCACAGACAATAACTGTAACTCACGAAGGTATCGGTCTTTCTGGTAACGGTGATGGATTTTCCGGCATGGGTATTTCAACTATCCCCTACACATTAGATGGTAATGGCTTTGTTGACCCGGGAGCTGTTGCAGCGGCAGACATATTTAGCTCAACAGCTGACAGAATTACAGCTACAACACCAGAGAAAAGCTACGAGGTCACACTACAGCCTGGTAAATACTACTTGGGTGTATTCAGTGGAGGTAACGCTTCGGCTCAAAACCACAACCTAACCGTTGACTATGTAGGCTTTGAAAAGCAAGGAACATTCCCATCACTACCAAACCTAAACATCCGACAGCTAGAGATTGACGGCGAACTATGTAATGGTGATACATTCTACAACGAAGACCTTGGCTGGCTACAGTCATACATCCAAGCAGACACACCGGACGATAACAACGTATGGCCGTGGGTGCGAGTTGGACAAGTAGAAGACCCGAACCAACCATCATTCTTTGGTGACGTTACACAAGCCAACGCAGTCGGCCCACAGTACATCAATGTAGGTAGCTTTGTGCCACTAGTATCTGGCGATTATACAATCAAGCACAGTGCTGGAAACAACACAGGAACAAACGCTTTCTCAATCACTACTACACCCGCAACACAGGCCAACCCAACAGTGGATGTAGCATACACAACCGACGCAGACCGATTGCTGGCAGCAGACTCAGACAAAACCTACACAGACGTAACACTTACGGCAGGTGAAACTTACTACTTCTCAGTATGGTCAGGTGGTGGCTCAACATCACTATGGCACTTCCTAGAAGTTACAGGTGTACCAGGTTCTGCAACATCTAACTCAGCTATCTCTGAACTTATCACTGTATCAGCGCAAAACGTCTTTGCTGACCTAGCTAACGCACCAGCTGATCCAAACAACGTACTCATCTTCATTAACGGCCAAGTATTCGACACACTTGCCAACTCAGGTGTAGCAGTCGATAACGTGGGTGAGTTTGCACTTACACCAGCAGACATCGGCTTTAACGTCGAAACTACTGACCGTGTTGTAGCACAATATGTACCAGCTTAATAAATAATTATGTCATTCCTATTAAAACAAATAACAGACTTTGCGGGTGGAGGATCTACTCCAACACTCGATGAAGTAATTGTAGAAGACAACCTATTGCTTGGTAATCGTCAGATTGATACTGAAGGATTTAACTTCGCAGTTGGTGACGTAAACGAAAATGGAAGTGGTACTCGACTAGAGTTGAGTGACGCAGCCAATGAAGGATTGTTACAGGTGGACGGACGCCTAGTATTAGGTGACGACGATGGAAACAATAACGGTACACTACTATCAATCGACAACACTACCGAGACAGTAACCATCAACGCCGAGACATTCGATGCTGGTGGAGCTGTTATCAAGCAGGTCAACGAACCAGTTGACGGGACAGATGCTGTAACCAAGAATTACGTAGACCAAGTAAACTACGGAGAGATATTTGGCATCAGCGGTATCGACGCAAACTCTACCTCATTTGGTGTGCAGACAGTTGCTGGAGGTGGCGGAGTGAATATGGGGACTCTGGGTACCCTTATGTTATGGTCAACTAGCACAACCCTAAGCACCGTGGGTGACGCCGTAGACATCGCAGGACAACCTACGCAACGCCAAGGATTCTTAGTAAACACTGATGGTGAATACGACATCCAGTTTGACGCATCCTTTAAGGGACCGGGCGCCAACGAGACTTACGTATTCCAACTAGTACTCAATGACATCATTATCTTTAGCAACGCCGCGGTGACTACTGGGGCAGCACACGAGGTGTCTAATGTGTCTATGCACAAGAAATTGAATATCTCTGCGGGCCAAACCATTAAGCTAGCAACTAAATCTAGTGAGACAGGTATCTGGTCGTACGTGGGGGTCAACTTCTCAGTAACTAAACTCTAATATGCCACAGTATCACAACAACTCAGCACAAGACGTGTTCGTCCCAGTTAATACTGGACAACCGGCGGACGCACAACAAGTTCCATTCGACGACTCAGTAGCACAGACAGGTGCGGCAGAATTGCAAGATGCTATTGAGGTGTTGGATGCAAGAGACGATGAATTAGCAAACCGAGACTTCGTTCTCGACTTTATAACAGGATTACAATAACAATATGTCACAAACAACAAATATTACAGCAGCATTACAACGAGTACGCGATGAGTTCAACACTATTCGTGGTCTTCGTGGTGATCTTTCTAACCTAAACACCACAGACAAATCAAGTCTAGTTGCTGCAATTAACGAAGTTCTTACATCAGCAGGTGTTTCAATTAACGATGCGGCAGCAAGTCTTACCACCACCTTCTCAGGTACAAAGATTGCAGCAGACATTGCGGCAGCACAGGCAGCGGCAGAGGCTACAGCTCAAGCAGATGCAACAGCACAGATCGCAGCAGCTCTTGAGGGTGAAGACCTTTCAGACCTTGCAGCAGCAGTTGCAGCCAACGCGGCAGCAGACGCAAACCTTGTGTCAGCAGCAGCAGCACAATCATTTACTGCGCCACAGCAAGCACAAGCACGAACAAACATCGGTGCGGTCGGAGCAGCAGACCTAGCAGCAGTAACTGCAAAGACAGACAACATCACTGTCACACAGGCAGTTGATCTAGATGCCATGGAGGCAGACATTGCTACAAACGCAGCAGATGTTGTAACTGCACAGACGGCGGCTGACGACGCACAAGCAGATGTCGATGACCTAGTAACACTATCGGGTGTACCAGTTAACTCTGTAAACCTTGGTGCGATGTCTTCACCAAACATCACTGACAACCGAACAGTCAAGTCAGCCATCCTAGCACTTGACACAGCTGTTGGAGATACGAACCACGACTTCGTTGCAGACTTCACTACTGGCCTACTCTAATATGTCTTTCCGAACTCAAGTAACAGCCTGTATTCAGCGCATTCGTGACGAGTTCAACGCTCTACGGTCAAATACTGCTGAGGTGGATTCGACGTTCCTGGCTGCGGCATCTGTACCAATTCAAGACGTAAACGATAACGGTACACTTGCCATTACTAGTGAGCGTGCTGACACAGGTTGGACAATTGCCGGGAATGTACTAACGTATGCCGGAACACCAGACAGCGTGCGAATCACGGTTATGGTCAAGCAGGCTATTGCCAATGGTGTGAATATCCAGCGACCCGCACCAGTACTATCACTTCGCAAAAACGGAGCTGCGGCGGGTAACGAAATTGCTAACAGTGCCACTGGTTACATTCGTGACGCTACTGATCATGAGGAATCCAGTAACACTATCGCTATTGTTGACCACAACCCTGGGACAAACCCAACATATACCGTTGCTACTGAACAAGATTCTACTCAAGGTGGTGTGGTAAACTCAGAAATTGGTCACTTCACCGCCGAAGCAGTTGAAAAAGTAACTGCCATCATTCTTCCATAATATGTCAGTAACAAACGACCTAATCAACGCAATGATTCAGATTGAACCAGACATAACTACCGTCCTTACGGCAGCTAACCCAAACTGGCAGACTGAACTTGCCGCAGAGCAATCACAAGACGATTCTCAGACAATTGAGACCGTTTATGAGTACAAAGAGCTTTGGGCAGAAGAATCAGGAGCTGTTTCTAGTAACAACTCTCAGTATTCATGGGGTAATGGTGACGTAGGTACCATCGGTGCCCCAATCGACAATGATTGGGAAATTATTGGTGTTTGGATTGACGCAGATTCTGGAGGATCTGTAGGAGAATCGCTTAGTACCGGTATCATGGACTTCCAAAACAATTCAAACACCGTAATTACCACTGTAGATATTACTGCCGCTGGTGACGGTCAGGACAATAACGCATTTTTGTATGTTGACCTAACTGCTGCACCAGTAGATGTGCCCAATGGTGCCAAGGTAGGATTTAGAACTATTACAGAGGTCGGCACATGGGCCGGAACCAGAGCTGGTGTGCGTATGCGTCGATCTATTGGCAACTTTATTCGAGTAAACTAATATGACAGAAATAATTAACCCAACAGTTATCGCCCACGGAGTAATGGCAATGTTCGGGGCACTAGCCCACGCACTAAGTGCATACCGACGAGGAGAAACCAAATCAATGGTTGACTTCGCAGCACTGACAATCATGTCTTCATTCACCGGTGTGGTGTTTGGACTTGTGTCACTGCACTACTTCCCTGCCGACCCATACATTACCACAGCACTAGCTGGTACTGGTGGATGGCTTGGTATAGAGGGAATGTCAATCTTGGCAAAATACCTACAAGAAAAATTCTTAACAAAATAAAACAGTAACAATATATGGAATCAGCAAAGTACACATTAAACTTCGATGACGTAGTAAAGGTTGCAAAGGGTGTATTCTATGCAGCAGCTACAGCCGGACTTACATACCTCGGTACATACGTGAGCGAACTGGAAGTAGATCCAGAGTTCATGTTTATCCTACCAATTGTAAACGGACTTATTGTTTTGGCTAAACGATACCTAAGTGGAAAATAAACCTGATAAGGTAATCACCCACACATCCGTAACCCCGACCACATGGACGGCAAAGGATATCGGACAAATACATTATGATAGATGGAATGGATATAACCCTTCTTCCCTACATACCGATGTTACTAGATACGGCGGGTACCACATTGTTGTGGAGTGGAGTGGAAAGTGGACCATTGTTCGACCATTCAACCAAGAGGGTGTTCATGCCAGAGGGCAGAACTTCTCATCAATTGGTGTATGCTTTATCGGCAATGGTGACAACCACCTTCCTAGTCAGGCACAGATAGACGCTTGGACACAAGAGATCTGGCCACACATTCAGGAACAATTCCCCAACATTACGACAAGGGACATCTTCCCACACCGTAATTACGCCAACAAGTCATGTCATGGCAAACTATTGTCTGACACCTACTACGCTGACCTACTAGATCAGCCAAGTAAGGACGACAAGATCAGGGAACTAATTAGAAAGATTGAGCAATTGATCTCGGTTCTAATGGTTCTACTGGCAAAAGAAAGAATGAAAGGATAGCTTCGCATTCACTTGCGTTGCAATCAAAAACAGAAAACCACCCGTAATTGGGTGGTTTTTCTTAATCTATGTGATCTTCTACACAACCGCTTATGTCTAATAGGAACGGTTCTTCGTCTGCTTCTATTTGTAATTCTAAATCACTTGAATAGTAACCGTTCTGGTAATTATAACAAGCAACAAATACCTTTGTGTGTTCCCAGTAAGAATCAAAACAAACTAAGAAACCCATTCCTTCTACAGCTTTTATGCTTACTCCTCGAACCTGTTTAGCAAGCAGCTCTTCTTTGTGGTATTTGAACACAGAAAAGTCTCCATAAACATGCTCACAACAGTCTTGGTCGTGCTCAGTTTTCAAGCAGAAACGTGGCCCCTTATCAAAACCAAATACCACCATCTCATCCTCAAAGTCTATAGAAATGATTCTCCTCCCATCATCCCACTTTTTCTCCCACAATAATTTGTTCATACTAGAAATCTATTCCCTCCCCCACGTCCTCCACATCTAACCCCTTGTCACGCCACATTTGGATGACAGATGGTCGGTCGTCAAAGACTTTGATAATGTTGTAGTGTGACAAGTACTTGTCGTAGATGTCAGACTTTACTTCTGTGTCTGGTCGTTTATCACCTGATCGGCGCATGAGTAGGTGGGCGTGGTGCATTTGCATCCAACCCAACCACTCCTCAGTCACCTCACGGTAGTCTTCTGGTCGTGCTGATACAAATATGATACGAGCATTGTTTTCTTCTGCAAGACCGTAGGCATCACTCCAAACATCCCGGCGCGGTGTGTCGTCACTCATCCCAGCAAAGAAGGCTTTCCAATCTTTCTTATCACCCCTTACATGATGCTGCCGATGTGAACAGTCAGCTACAGTTCCGTCTATGTCAACCACTACGATGTTTTCCAGGTCTGGGAACATGTTGTATTGCATTGCCATGTTTTTGATTACAGCTTCTCCGACAGAATCCCAACGGTCGTGGTCACGGAGGATGCAATCGTTCATTGGGGTGTCGATGTGTTCGATTTCAAACCTTGCCCCAAGGCTTTCCGCAACATATGCCCACCTTGCGTCGTGGTCTTCACTCATGTTTGTGTCATCTATGATAACATTCTTGCCACTATTAAGCAGTTGTTCTGCCATTAACTCCTGCGTCTTAATCGTAACCCCCTCATTCTTCCCTGTCCACCGATCAAAGTGCAACATCTTCCGCAAAAGATCACGGTTGAGACGGACGAAGTTGCCTCCGCCATCAACTATTTCCTTGGCTCTAGTGGATTTCCCCGATGCTGGAAGCCCCTTCATCATTATTAGTTTCGACATTTTGATTTTGTTTTAATCCCGGCTGAAACTGGTCAGCAACGCTAATGCTGTTATTTAATATATCTTTGTAGATCTGTACAATCTTCCGGCTGACGATCCGGTTCAAGGTCTTAATCTTAATCGTTGGGTTTGGGGTAGCTGGTGTGCCGGGTAGGTTGTTAACAATCTCCCAAATCTCCTCAGTCAACATGTCCTGATACACCGCCTTGATAACCAGTGGAATGTGTTGCAGATGTAGCCGACGATCAAGTGTTGGTTGCAGCTTCTGCATTACCTTCTCAACCCTCGCTAGTGTAATATACTTGTTTGCAATCCACATCTCACAGTAACTATCACTGTGTTTATTGTTGCCGCCAAATACAATACCATTCTTTTCTTTAAAGTTTTCAGTAACGATCTTGCCATAACAGTGGTCACCAAATACATTAACAAACTTTGGATTCTTCAACACTACACCCTCCCCCTCGTCACCAATTGCTGACTTACCGACAAACTCCATGATTTGCTCAAGTGTTGGATTTTCAAAACTTCCGTGATATTCAGGTGTTTCAATATCGTACGCACGACCCGCCTTGTGAACCATGAACTTGGGTAGATATTCTTCTTCCCCCTCTTCATCTGTTGCGGTTGTGATATCGAACAAATAAAACTTGTTCATCTTGGTTGAATCGTAGGCGATTGAGTGCTTAACCAACCACTCACCGCACAACCGAAGGTCTGGTGAATCTTTGAGCAATGACTGGATACCTTCGTGTCCAGCTACATACTCAAGGAATCCATTAAAGTAGTTGTCACCCTCTTTTGGATTTAGAACATCTGACGTCAGTTTGTTGTTGCGTGATCCAATACAGATAGCTCCATCTTCCATCCAAATACTAGCATTTGCCCCATCAATCTTTTCTTCAACATGTACTTCACCAAATAGGATGCCGTCTGTTTCTTCTTTACCCAGTCTGTGAATCTTGGGATACTTTTTGAACATAATAATCTCCAATTAGAACTAATACTCTTTTTGTGTAGGTGTAACCTGGCTTAGAGTCTTTTAGGCCATGAACAAGAACCTTATCTACACCTCCCCAGCGAAACTCCTCTCGACCAAAACCCTTGACACGACCAACCTTGATTTGTTCACTGTTTCGGGTTGTATAAGCAATAATAGAACCCTCCTTAATCTCTGTGCCTAGTTTGTCGCATATCATACACCAACCATTACACCACCATCTTCATAATCTACTTTAAATCCCCCCATCTGCCCCGCCACCTTCTGTGAGACTCCAACCAGGAACATACATAAAGATTCTTTGTAATCCCACACATTCCCGATCATCCACTCGTTCCCCTCTGGGTCGTGGATTGACTTGCCAGATTCGTATATGTTTACAGCCATTTGAAAGCGACAGCTACTAGCAAAATAATAATAAGTAAGATTACAACAGGAATCCACAGGGGTGATAGTACCCACCACCATGACCAGTCGATGTAGTCGGTTAGCTTCAATCCAATAAATAGTACGGTTAGCAGAGTAAAGAATCCTGGTCCGCTGATTGTTGTTTTAGTTTGCATGTTAATCTAAGTTATTATCCTTCCACTCGTCATATGCCCACTCACCACGCTCAGCAAGGTTTGCAAGCTCTAGTAAATGCTCGGCCTTCTCATCTTCGTCACGCCCCTTAAACTCCGAAGCCTTCTTTTTCAAGAACTCTACGTCACCATCTTCTACAGCCCTCTCAATATCTGCGTACTCCTCGTTAATTAGATCTTTTATTGTTGTTGACATAATTTAATTTATTACTAACTTAGTATATCATAATTGACACTAGTTGCAAGTGGGATTTTGATTAGGCAATCGTGTTTAGTTTTGTCAACGCCTTAATCACAACAATTCCCTGATTGTTTCGTAAAACATATACGACTGATCGTGTAAATTACGATCAGGTTTATACCATGTTACAATTTCACCAAACAAAACCATTGGATTATCTGACTTCAGGACAGTTCTTTCGTGTATCATCCAAAACAATCCCCCAAGGTCTTGATCGCTATCCCCCATCAATTCAAAGAAGTATTCTTTGTTTTCACGCTCTAAATCTTGATATGTTTTTACTGGCTTTTTGTTTTTCCAAAACATAATTACTCGATATCATTTAACACATCATCAACCATCTCGTACAGACTGTCGTGAGACCCCTTGTTTGAGTGGATCTCGTAATCATCTTCAATGCTCAGCCCCTCCGTCTCACTGTCATGCCCGTCACCAGGAATGATGTCTGGTCGTGTTAGTCGGACAACAGTTCCATATTTGGACTTTACCGCATCTGCTTCGTTTTTAAAACGCACGTCATCAACAACTGTATTGCTGTCTCCCAATTTTTCTTCCCATCGCTTGATCCAGTATTGAGGATCATCACCCCGCCGAACTTCTGTACCGTAATTTTGCATCAATGCACGCATCAGGGGAGGTTTAACCTCGAACAGTTCGTCTATGGTCAGTTCATACAACTCAGAAAGCAGTTTAAGTAAGTCGGGGAAGTTTTGTTTGATCTCCTCGACTAACGCATCCTTAAAGTTATGTCGTACGAATCCGTGCTTTTCCTCTAGGTGGCTGGCTACTGTGCTCTTGCCAACCTGTTTTAGTCCTACTAGTCCGATTATTTGTTGCATATTATCTCTGATGTTTACCTTGTATATAATCTGGCAACTTATCGAAGTCACCTATCTCACGGCAGTAATGATGGGTTGAATCAAAAGTAAATCTTTGACCACCACTCCAATCACAATACACCATGAATCCCTTTAGAGTTGCCGTTTCATCCCATTGCTTCTTTACGGTTACCGTGTCTGGATCTTGTTTGCCGGCAAGTCTGTTGGTGACCATAGTCATTGTATCTTGCAGGTTCATGATTCGATTACATTAATTATCAACTCATTAAGTTCTGTAACAGTTTTTCCAGAACCATGGAAACAATCAACTATTATTTCTATAATTTTTTTTGCCTTTTCTTCTGATGTCATACTATTCCGTATATATTACCAGCTTGTCCTCACCACTAACCCTAACGCTTCTTCGTATATTCAACTGACTCTTTTTGCAAAAACCCCACTCAATTAAGGTGTAGACAACAGCGTCAAATATCGCCATGCTTTCCTGTAGTGGGTATTCTGTTGTGTGAAGTTCCAGGAATACATTTACCTCACCCCTGAGGCCGGTTGGTAGTCCGACCTCGTGGTATACATCCTCGATCTTTTGTCCCTCTTTCAGGACAATCTCGTAATCTGTTCTAATTTTATTCATCTTTATTGTTCCACTTATCGCTGCAATCCTGACAATATTTCGACCCATTTCTTCGCAGCCCCTTACACCCGCCAACATCAAACTCGATTGATTCTGGTTTCATTTCTACTGTTGCATTACCGCAGATTTCCTGTGTGATTCTGTTTTTAAGCTGTGTGCGGATTCCTTCCATTGCTTCTATTTCTAACTTTTTTTCGTCCCACATAACTAATCTCCCTTAGGTGCTGCTAATGCCTCCTCCCTTGTTTTAAAGTATTTTGTTCCTGGGAACCACCCTGCTGTTACTTGGCACTGATACCGCTTTCGGAATCCCTTATTGGTTGCACTAACACCCCGCGACTGATAGTTTTCTGAACCACATGGTGACAATAACTTGCCGGCACTGTTGTATTTCGCCAGCGACACAGGCGGCGCATAGTAAGGAAATACTTTCAACATAATGTCGGCAGTCATTGCCACATCCTGTATGTTGTAGTTTTTCATCAGCTTCCACGCTTTTTCATCTCCCCCAATACATCGCAACCAATAGTCTGAATGTGAACCCTCTTTGCGGTCCATGTCAAAGTACCGAGCTATCTCATCTAGCTTCTTTGATGGCAGCCCAACCTTTGAGTACATTCTTTTTGTATCAATCTGTTCAAATGATGACGGCATACCGAGGTCGTGATACATGAATCGTGCCACCATCTTCGGTGTGTCAAAGTTGATTGAGTAATGGCCGACAAGAACGTCTGCCTTGTCAAATAGGTGCCAAATAGCCAAAGACAAAGCCCTATCATCCTCCATATTTTTCTTATACTCAGGGAAGCTACTAAGGTCAATATACTGCACTGCCTTCTTTCCTTTCTTCTGGTACTCATCGAGCCAGCAGTATGCCACACTCAGAGTAAACTGATCTGAAATTGTTTCCAACTTAATCGCCTCATTGATTCGTTTGCCTGGGTACGCCCAAACTCTTTCTGGACTAACTTCGATGTCGTAAATTAAAACTCGTGCGTCTGTGTTTATCATAAAGTAATGTTATTTGTGGGCAAGTAATAGTGGAGAAAACTACTCCCCCACTATTACCTACCCACAAAGGGTAAGTAAGTTTAGTGCTGTGACTACGCCTCGTCGTCGACCACCTCTTCTTCCACCGGGATAGGAGCAAGACGTGTGTCCATTTTCCCTTCTTCGTTTCGGTAACGAGTTAGTTCGTAACCTCCCTTAGCCAACTTTTTGTTCAAAGTTTTGAACATAGAAACTGGAATAGAATCAACTGTTAGGTTCAAAAGATTTGACACCCCCATTGATTCATTGAACCATCGTTCAGAATGTTCACGTTGTGCTCGCAAAGCCTCTTGGGTATCTGCCAGCCGGTCGCTGGTTGATTCCCCAAACATAACCTCATCTTCCAGCATATTGTTCAGTCGTTGAATTTCTGCATCGCGAGTGCGGGTTGCGTTCATTGAGAAACCTAGTAACACAAGTAGTGCCACAATGGCGATAATTGCAATTGTCATAATTAATTAGTTTAAATACTTTTGTAATAACTGATCCATTTCATCGAATGGAATCAAATCAATAGGATAGTGAGTCCACTCACCGTTCCTACCAAACACATCTCCCCCATCTACTGTCCAACCAGCTGCCTCCAAGCAATACGCATAGAATGATAACTGTATTCTAATGATGTCGTTTTCACTTGCTTTGGCTGCTTCTAACTCGTTGAGCATCTTATTGTTTGATGACTTTTCGTCAAGGTCTTTATCCTTAAACTTGTAGTCACCAATACGACAGATCTTTTTTTCCTTATCAATTAAGATAAGTCGGTCAATCTCCCCGCCCATTCCATACTTCTCGCATGTTACATAGACTTCTGGGATGACTTCGTAGGTTGCGTAACCTATTTTTCGATTAAGGTGGTGAAATTCTTCAACCACCCTCTCTGCATGTTCGCGGATTTCCTCTGGCTGTGCCTTCATAAGCGCACAGATATCTTTGTGTGTTGGCCTTGCGTAATTCTCAGTAGCTGATTTACTATTGTTCATCACCTGTTCACCAAGATCTAACAATGCCATGTAATTTTTGCGAGTAAGCTTCATTGGTTCAATCACCAAGTCAGCACTCCATTCCTCATTTAGACTATCTAACTCCAAGATACGGTGGAACCCAGTTCCGAACTCAGTTGTTGACTTGCCCTTGGCCTTCCACAGTCTCATGATTTCGTCACCGGTAATTCCCCAGTGCTTTGCTAACCCAAATGCTCTTGCCTCCATATCAAACGGTGGTGTGAAGTGTTTCTTAAATGAAGATCCACCCCTTACAAACTTACCGTTTAGGATGTTTGAATGAAAACCTGGCCTTGAGTAAATAAACAAGTCTGGTTCTGTAAACGATGTTACAATTGTGTCTGTCTCTTTGTTGTAGTCGAACTTGTTGGTAGAAGCTCCTTTTATATCCGAAGCTTTTGCCATACTAAGCCAGGAATTTATCAATCTGTTCGATTGTTTTGTTGTTTGATGCTACAACTTCTTCCAATTCTACAATCTCTGCGTTTGCATCTGCGACTGTTTTCTGCTCTACCTCGATCTGACCGAGAGCCATTACATTTAGAGCCTTCAAGTCCTCAAGCGTTTTGGTAAACATGCTCAGGATGTTTGCCCGCTTTGTTGTCACTTGTGTTGTTACTTTTTGATTGAACATAATTAGAATGGAATATCTTCTGGATTAATTTTCTCCTCGCCCTCTTCCTTGGCCTCTGCTTCTGGATCACCCACAACTTCCCCTGCCACAAACTCTGGAATGTTTGGAATAACATTTTCAATTGTGTAGTTTTGTAGGAACTTATCTACATCTGCCCAGAACTTCTTAGACTCCCACTCTTCAACGGTTGCCCAGTCAAAGTCTGACTCAGGGATTCCGTTCTGCGACTTCTTATTTTCAAAGTCATAGAAGTGGTCGCTGATCTTCTCGTCAAATTCTTCACCCTGCTTTAGAGAGACGCCGGTTGATTCCTTGGTCTTCCCTTTTGGAGTGTATGAATATGGGAAAAGTTTAACCTCACGATTAAGATCAACCCCCGGTAGTTGGCGCATGATTGATGAGCCGAACTTACCTGCCGTTGATGTTGATACCGAGACTTCATTATCGAACGTAAGAACGATCTTGTCTCCATACCCCTTCACTTCCTCTTGCTTGATTTCAATTCCAGTGATTTTACCTTCAATTGAATCGTGCAAGATTTCATGTTTGGTTCCCTTGTCACCATTCACCTCCCAGTCACGGGCGACAGCTCCAATGGTTCCTGCGTCAACATCTTGGCGAAGTGAAACTTTACCAAGACCATTTTGGCCGATTGTCAAAAAAATTCTTGACTCACGTGCCGCATTTAGTTTTGCCATATATATGTGTAGTTATTTTTTAATAATTTATCTACCCCCATACTATACACTATCAAGGATTGCAATGCAAGTGGGATTGAAACTCAAACACAACTAAAAGTCATTGTCAAGCTCTTCCTGTAGACTCCTGTTTGCAGCTCTAACTATCTCCCACCTCTTCTCAAACACCTTGGGGTCGTATGCCTTCTCATCTAAGAACTGATTTGTTTCTGTTTTGAAGTACAGGTTAATGACACCGGTTGGCCCATGCCGGTTCTTCTGAATGTACAGCTGAATAGGTAGAGGTATGCCAGACTCCTTTAGTCCATTGATGATATCTAAGTCAGCCTCTCGGTTCTTTAGACGCAACACGTAGTCAGCTGATGCACCGATGTCACCACTACCCTTGGTTGAGATTACAAACGGGTTGTCATCCTTAATCTGTGCGTCGTTAATCTGTGAAAGTGCGAGTAGGTGGATGTTGAATGACTTCATGATGCTCTGGAACTTCTGTGCCACGTGTTTCAATCCCTCATAGTCACTCTTCATGTTTGATTGTACGAGACCAAGGTAATCCAAGATAAACAAAGAAGTTCGTTTGTCTGCCGACTCCTTAAGCAGTGTCATCTCAATCGACTGTATAGATGGATTTTCATATATGGTCATCCCACTATCTTTAATCATCTTCATAGCCCCCGCAACACGCTCACTTTCGTAAGGGTTCATCATCCCCTTGGAGATCTTCCATATCTCAACCTCAGCTATGATCCCCGCCATGCGTGACACCAGTTGTGCGGGACTCATTTCTAGTGAGAAGAAAACAACTTTCTTTCCCCTCTTGATAAATGCACATGCGATGTTAAGTGCAAATGCTGTCTTACCTGAGGATGTATATCCTGTGAGGACACCAAAGTGTCCGTTTCGGATACCGTCCAGCTTTTTATCAAGGGCACCAATATCAGACTCATGTCCAAGGTATTTCCCCTCTCTCAACTTGAATTGCTTGATCTGGTCCCTAAGTGAATCAATGGCTGCGTCTGCGCTCGGGTCAATGTTACTCGAACCCATTTGGTTTGTCAGGATGCTAATCACATCAGCAGTACCCACAGAAGTGTCAACAGTTTCATCTAGCGCACCTGTCCGCAACTTATCCGCCACATCCATCATGTTACGGCGTGTATACTTGTCGATCACCTGGTCTGCATAATACGATGCGTTACCCATTGCTGGCACAGTCTCAATTAATTCTGTAACATACGAAGCGCCACCAACCGACATTAGGCTATTTGATTCATTTAACTTTGTTGTCAGTGAAACAATATCAATTGGATTACCGGCACTGAATGTGTCAGACAGGGCCTCATATATTGTCCTATGACCAGGCGTGAAGAAACTTTCTGGCGACACACGTGTAGAGATGTCATACATTACGTCTGGCCTGAGGATGATCGAACCCAGGAGGGCGCGTTCTGCCTCTATGTTCTTTGGTCGTTCCATAGTTGAAGTTCTCGCTTACGTGTGTTGATAAAGTTTTGATTTTCCTTTAGTACACCCTCACTGGTGAACCGGTCCTTATACTCTTCTCCATAGTTGGCAAGCAACTGTTGTGGGTTTCTAATCGTACTTATATATGTATGTTTGTTTCCCAGCGGCACAAGTATATGTATTGTGTTCTGCATCCTCGACAGTCCGTGAGCATCAACCAATATCTGCATAGCTTCCACAAACGTCTTGTTCTTGTACCAGGTAGCTGCCGCCAACTCCTTCTTCCCCCAAAGCATGAATAGATTCTTTACCTCGGGAGATACTGAATAACCACTCTTGGGCCGCTTATAATTGAACACCCTTAGCTTTCCATTACTGTATAGTCCCGCCTTTGTTAGCTTGTCAATAGAATGTTCACCAATATCACGACCATCATGTAGCGCCTGTAGTGCATAGAAGTATAGACCTGCTGTGTGGTGGTCAACTTCGTATTTGTTTATGTTGGTTTTTGATATTGTTGCTTCCATTATTATTTACCTATCATTCCAATAATCCTCCAACAAATCAAACACAGGATGGCAACATTTTGGCACATCGTCGTATTCAATCTCCTTTATAAGTTTCTGATCTGGTAGTCCGGTATTCTGCTGCAACAAACCAACTATGTGGTAATCGTTGTTGTTGAAGCGCTTCTTGATAATGCGGCGGTCATAAACCTCCGTAATGTCAATCTGTGCGTAGTTTCTCGCGTTTTTGGCACGATAATAAACCGCCGTCTTTTTATCCCTACCAAATGTACGACCTTTTGCATCCGGCTCTACTACGTGGCGATTGCCGATGTAAATTTTGTGGTACATATAATTACTCTATGTCTAGTGGCTCCATTACATCTGATTCCATGAGTCGGCTAGAAAGGTTGTTACTGATGTCCATGAACTCATCTTCGAGGGCTTCCGCAAGTGGGTAAGCCTGTGTCTCCATTACTGCACGTCCATCAATCATTGCAAAAAATTTAACTGTTCGCATAAGCTATTTGTTTACTTCCTCCATTTAATAAGTTGTTGATCGCCTCCATCAAGTCTTTTAGTAGTTGTTTGATTTTGTTCATTCTATTAGTTTTGCGTTTTCAATAAATACATCTTGGTCGAACTCAATGATCGAAGCTAGATGTCTTGTATGATATTCGGTTTCAGTTAATAAGTTAAACTTAACCGTATTATCATAGCCATATGGATCGTTCTCTAACCTTGTGCTCTGGTCCTCCTCACTCCACTCAATTGAACACAGGGCTGAAACTACTTTTGTTGTAGAATTGTAGCCAACAGGGAATACTATTACATCCTGGAATATGTCGTAAGTAAGTTTGCCAGAGGAGAATGGCTTGAAACTTGCATCACCCAGATTTATCGCATACCCCCTCCCTGGTAAGTAAACACCATTCATTATGCGATCTTGCTGTACCCATTAACCTCCTTCTTCAAGCTCTCGATCATTCCCTGGTGATAAGTAATCTTCTCCAGACATTCCAAGATCTTGTCCTCGTTCTTTGCTGCGTGCTTATCCTGTAGTCGTTGATAAAGTTCTGGGCTAACTTCTACACCTGGCATCACCTCCTTAACTTCTGCAATCTTTTTTGTCATGTTATTTGTTTGTTTTATTTATAACTCACACATACTATCATAGACAATAAAAAAAGACAAGTGTTTTTACACTTGACTTTTTTATTTTATGTATTCGAGTTAACTAACCCTCACAGGCCAAACAAGTAGGTTCTTCTACTGCTACTGCGTCTTCGTCTGCTAGTTCTACTTCAATTTTTCCGTCTTCTGTCATACTATTTTCGGCCCTTAGCCATTACTAGTTTTGCAGTTGAGTCTGTGCCCTTGAGCTTGCTCTTCATCATTCGAGCTGGCTCGTGCATCTTAATTCGTTTTGTCATATATATGTAACTAATTGTTAATCGCACATCGCTAGGGTAATTCAAACCTGGCGGCTGTGTTTGTGTGGGTGAAAGGAATCGAACCTCTTACTCCAGCTTATGAGGCTGGCGACCTACCATTGGTCCACACCCACGTGGTGTCTAATGAGAGTATTGAACTCCCTTCTCTCGGGTTTCAACCGAGCGCATTACCTTTGTGCTAATTAGACTGAACCTGTTTTTTGAATAGAAACAGCGGCACAAAACTATACTCTCGGCTCCCAGCTTCATTGCCGAGAGGGTCTGGCGACCCGCACCGATCGTGCTCCACAGCCAGGACTCGAACCTGGGACATCCTCGTTAACAGCGAGGCGCTCTACCAACTGAGCTACTGTGAAATAGGGTTAGTTGAACAGGGCTTTCGCCCCACCGTGCCAATTTCTCGTCTAGAACTTCCAATTTCTTGGCTGGCTTTTACGGCTTTCAACTTACCTATGTGGACCATACAGGAGTCGAACCCGTATCTTCCCCGTGCAAGGGGGATATTCTACCATTTAACTAATAGCCCGTACACCCTCTAGGACTTGAACCCAGGACCCCTCCCGTATCAGGGGAGTGCTCTACCAACTGAGCTAAGGATGTGTAGTTGGGGGAGTTCCATCTCCCCCTTGTTGTTATGCTTCGACGCCTGATGCTGGGATTGTTCCAGCCCACCAACCATATTGGATTTGGTTGCCCCACGGTGTGGGGTTGTGGAAGTCGAATCGCGCCAACGGTTTACCGTGTAGCTCTCCGATTATCGTAACTGTCACCGGCATACCGGTCGAAGTGGTCAAGATGCCACAGTCAGCTTGTTGCTCACCATTCATGGTAAGCACGACACTTTCTGCTTTATCGCAGATCATTGCACCAGGTCCCATGTTCACGTCGAACTCGTCAGCGTGTGCTGGCCCGCTGGCCAAAAGCCATGAGCTGAGCACGATCAGTGTTGATACCTGGGCGCGTTGATTCAAGATACTCTGCATGACAATCTCCTCCATTGCAGATTGGTTTATCGTCTACGAAACGAACGTCATCTCGGCAGCGGATCTCTCCACACCAAGAACACTCAATTGCGTTCATAGTCCAGCACTCCTTATGTTATGTAAGTAGACTTCCTGTTTGCAGCGGACTCGCCACCACATCTTAGCGGGCCGATTAGCCCAGCGTCTCTTCTTACGAATAAGAAGTTGACCTCTAGTTAGACGTTTCATCTTATCACCTCCTTCTGTATATGGTCGGGAACCCGAGCGTTACCTCAGCGGTCGATCAACCCATCCCCGTTAAGAACAACTAACATTAAGCTTATCATATTACGACCAATAAGTCAAGTATGATTTAGATAGTTTTATCACCAAAAACCTAATAATGTTTATGTCAACTATCAGTCGCTTATTCCATAAGCTCTAGTTTAATTATTTCTTTCACTCCGTTACAGAAAAATCAAACTGGGAATTAACTTTTTACTTTTGTTGTTGAGAAGCTCACTTACGTTCGATTATACACCATTATTACAAGTAGCACAAGTAGGATTGTATCAATCAAGTACATGTTTTCCCATAAGTCAAGTGTAAGCTAAAATTAAATATAGCCTTATTTATAAGGATATATTGGAGGTAATCATACTTGACTTTAGGTTACGACTATGATAAGCTGTATATCCTATGTCGTACCGACAGGTACGTAAACCAGAGTTTACTCTATTTAACCCAACTAACAGTCGCATTTATGTCAATCTTTGAAGAACGAAAGAACTTACGCCCCTACCAGTACCCACACCTATACGAATACAATGACGCCGTGCGTCACTCGTACTGGGTGCACACCGAATTCAACTTTACCGGTGACGTACAAAACTTTAAGGTAGATATCAACGACGCAGAACGCGAAGCTATGACTCGCACCATGTTGGCTATTGCTCAAATTGAAGTGGCAGTAAAAAACTTCTGGGGCGATGTCGGCAAGCACCTACCAAAGCCAGAGATCGCAGCGGTCGGCATGACCTTTGCTGAATCTGAGGTGCGTCACGCAGATGCTTATGCTCACCTACTGGAGACCCTAAACCTAAACCATCGCTTTGAGACATTGCTAGAGGTTCCCGCTATGGGTCGTCGCTTTGATTACTTGTCGACCGTGTCAAAACTGTCTAAGACAAAAAACCCCCAGGACTATACAAAAGCAATTATACTGTTCTCAATTCTTATCGAACACGTGTCGCTGTTTTCGCAGTTCCTTATTATGATGTCCTTTAACAAACACAAAAATCTTTTCAAGGGCACAAGTAATGCCGTCGAGGCAACAAGCAAGGAGGAAAACATCCACGGATTGTTTGGTATCGACCTGGTCAATATTATACGAAAAGAAAACCCGGAGTGGTTCACAAAAGAGTTTGAGGATGAAATCCACGAGTTTTGCGAAGAGGCCTGGAACGCGGAGTGTGAAGTACTTGACTGGATATTTGAAAATGGTGAACTGGAATTTTTACCGAAGGCAGTTATCAAGGAGTTCATCAAAAGTCGAATGGACAAGTCGATTATGCAATGTGGTTTTGGTAGTATGTGGGTGGTGGACGAGGAAATATTGGAGGAAACCGAGTGGTTTGAGAATAATGTTATAGCTAGTTCACATGTTGACTTCTTCGACAAGCGGTCAGTAAATTACAATAAACGATCGCAGTCAGTAACTACTGATGATTTGTTCTAGTAAAATAAGGGTATTTTTTAGCCAACCACACTTGACATAAAATCTAAAATATGATAGTATTTGGTCATGAGCAAACAAACCATGAAGGAGTACAAAGCAGAGTACTACCAAGCAAACAAACAAAAGATCAAGGAAAGAGCAAGCAAACGCTATAAGGAAAAAAAAGAAGAAATAGATGAGGGTCGTCGTCAATTTTACAAAACAAAATACGGACTTTCCACCAGAATGTATGCCCACATGCGTGCCGCAAGCCGTAAACGCGGACACCCAGACCCAGACTTCACGTTACAGGAGTATCGAGACTGGCTATTTAGTCAGCCAAACTTTGATCACCTTTTTAATGTATGGGTTGAATCAGATTACAAAAAGAATTACACCCCTTCACCAGACAGACTAGACGACACCACTGGATATAGTATCAGTAATATACAATTAGTTACCTGGGATTACAACAGAAAAAAGGGAGCGGTCAGTAGAAGAAAAAAGGTAAATCAATTACGTAATGGCATAATTATAAATTCTTTTGAAAGCATTGGGTCGGCTGCTAAGGCAGTTAATGCCGCAAATTCTAGTATCAGTTGTGCACTAAAAGGAAAAACAAAATCATCAGCAGGCTTCCAGTGGGAATACGCAGTTGATTAAATATGTAATTGTGTCATAACAAAAAACACACTTGACATAAAATGGACACTAGTGTAATATAGGGAACAGATGCGAGGTAAAACTCACACTACATATTCTGCCCCGTGACCGAATAATCTAAGAGGCTGATATACCCGACGATAAGGTGCGTGATCGAGGATAGTTACCTCACCTAACGGTAAAGACACGGCTTCCCGAAAGTTAACACAATATAACCAGTGTATATCTAGGGATTGATGGAGGAGTTTAGCGGCTCCAACGGCGAGGGCCAACCCATCGGGGGTGGAATATGTGGTGGGAGATAAGGGTAAGATAGTATCTTGCCGCCTGCAAATTAAATGTAAGACCATGGGGTGCTACCCCGTCCGCAGCGGGACTTGAAGATGGCAGAAGAAATGCAGGCGATAGGATGTTATTTGTTGGGGGGTTCCAATGGGTTCCGAAGTTAAGTCATGCGGTTCAATGGGGTTGTCTAAACTTATGCGGCAACTGGCCAGGTCAGAAAGAGGAGTAATTTACCTCGCCAATAGTACCTGAATCCTCCCCAACAGTTAATATCTAAACATGACAATGTTGGCGTAATGCGAAGTGGTATCAAATCCATGAAACTCACGTTTCTTTAAATGGTAGTCCTTGCGCGGGTTCGAGTCCCGCCATTGTCAATAATTATATAAACATGCCAGAAACACACAGACAAAGACAGTGGTACGCGGGTGAATTGTACCACGTGAGTGCCCTAATAGATGTTGCAAGGGAAGTGAAAACAGAAAAGGTTGATCCCAAATCTATATATAGACATTTCAATCTCATGGGTGAGCATGGCGACCTAAGTGACTTTGTAGAGGAGATGAAGAGAGTGTTAAACGCAGACCTCAAACACCCTATACTTATCTACCGTGGTTTTGTTATGGATGGTAAACATAGACTAGCAAAAGCGCTGTACCTAGAGAAGAAAACAATTGATGTTAGGTACTTAGAGGAATTACCAAGTCCTATCGAGGAATAAATTACATAGAAAAGACCCCCAAATGGGGGCTTTTTCATTGGTTTTTCACCTGCTACGGTTACGTATATTTTATATAACCACCACCGGTATAACATGCCCACATACTAGCACGGCCAGCGGCCACGTTAGATGCTAAGAAGTTAATTGAAAACTCGGGGTTTGTTGCCTGTTCGTAGGTTACGTGCGGGTTGTAGTGCAAGTTAATCTGGGCTAACCCATAGCTTGCTTCTCGTTCGCCTTTTACAATTCCGATTCTCGGGTGGTTAAAGTTATAGTATAATCCACTCTGTAGTGTTGGATCTTGGCGCACATTCTCGCAAAGTGAGATGGCTTTGAGTAGCTGATAGCTTACTCCATATTGTTGTGCTGCCTGTACAAATAGGTGATTATACCGGTTCATGTCGGGAGTGTATGCGACGCCTACTGTATTACTTTGTGCGTGATTGACAACTTCGACTGGTTCCGGTTTATTTTCTGTTATTTGTGGTGATTCCTCTGCTACTTCTTGGACTTTATGAGGTGTTTCGACCTCGACATGCTTTGATGGTTGCGCCACTGCGATCAGCGGTATAACTAGCATGCCAAGTATTAATGCGATACACGTTTTGATTTTGATAGGGTCTATCATAAGTGCAAGACACGTCATCGTCAAACAAGTTGAGTCCGCCGCTTCACGTCCTGCATATAACATAATACACCCAAACGGGTGCACATGTCAAGTGTGATTTATAATGCTAGTCCTTACAGAAAGATGGTTTTAACATTGCCCACCATGATAGGGAGATACCATCTCCGTTGCAATCTGGTAAGTAGTCACCGTATATTACGTCTTCGGGGTCTCGTCTTTCGTCGTGGTCTGTTTGTGTGAATCTCATATGTTATATTAATTAATGTCGTCAATTATCTTATTAAGTGCCACCACCTCATCTGCTGCCCGTGGTGAGTCGCCAAACTGTTTGACACTGTACGACAGGGCTGCGTAAATACGTGATAGTTCCTCAAGGTCACAGTCTAGTACGTATCGTGCGTCGTTTTTGTTGATTGTTTTGGTGAAGATCATGTTATTAGTTATTTAATTCCTCATCCACAACCTTCTGCATGTACTGATAATCGACATGTGGGCTGTGGCTATTAAGTTTCAATAGTTCGCTTGCTGCTTGCTTTAGCGCGTCTTGTCGTGCCATTTCCTTATAGATGTGCTGGCGGTGTTCAAATATCTCTGCTGTTCGCTTCTCGATGTATGCGTCAAGTTCCATGTCGGCGGCTTCGTAGGGCTTCACATTCTCGACATATACCTCATTTTCTGCAAACACTGCGGGCATTTGTGGGTCAATATCTTGCCACAGTACCACAATGGCAAGGGCTAGTGTGGTTACGATCCATTTGTGTCGGTAGGCGGTGGCTATTCCGCGTACCACTTCGTTGCTCTTAAGTTTGTTGTACATAGGTTAGTTTTAGATTCTTTTAATCGCTGCTTGTAGCACCTGTTCAGGGACTTCACTTACCTTCAGCGGTGTGCCGTGGTAAACCTCGGTGGTGTGACTGTACTGGTTAATACCCTGCGCACTGTTGGCATCCTCACTCATTGTGTATACATCCAATTCTCCGGCGGGGTCTGTGATTGTGACGGTGTAACGGTCTGCTGTTTCACCACCGTTATCGTAAATGTTTATTTCAATTGTTGACATGTTAGTTTGTTGTTACGTTGTTAAGATACATTCTTCCTTGATTGTCAATGGTCTGAAAATCATCCTCGGCCAAGTCCATCAGTTTAATGCAGGCATCAAATTGTGGGTTGGTTAGGTAGTAGTCTGGTAATGTGGCTAAGTAATGTTGGTGGGTAGCACACTCATGGGCGTGTACCTTGCTCACTGCAATGTCTGCTACTGCAAACAGTACGGCAATTGTGACAATGATCATGATTGTGTCTATGATGGTTTGTTTCATAATTACTTGTTTAGATCTGCTACCTTGTATTCACCACTCTTAATTTTTGCCTTTGTTTCCGCAGTGGTATCACCCAGGAACAGGTTACGATACTTGCTGGTAGTTGTACTATAGTTCCAATACGCTGTATCTAGTACTACGTCTGTGCGGTCTTCCCAGTACGTTACCTCTGCTATAATGCTATCATACGATTGGAATACGTGCACAGCCTTGAAGTTTCCTAGTGCACCGCCACCGCTGTACTTGATAACGAATTGATTTGCGACTGGTGCACCACTACGTGGGCTAGTCATGTTCTCTACTTTGGGGATCATAAGATTATTGTTTATGTGCATCTATTAAGTAGACTATTGCCTACACTTATATACTATCACAACCACATGGATGTGCAACCGAATCACGACAATACCTGTGTATAACTGTGACATTATGTCGTGATTCTATATACATGGTGGCGGGTGGCAGATAGGTATGCAATGTGGGCTGTGTATGTGGTGGGTGGGCAATCTAAGTCTTCCTCCCCACCCCTCCCCTCCAACCCCATTTTACAGGTACTTTGGGTAGGCAACACTTATTTAAACCGCTTAGAATGGACCACAGAGCCTCGTTATTTCACCAATTGGCTATAAATGTACGTATTTGGACCACCCACCACATGGATCACCCACACATGGGGCTACAATGTGGTGGGGAGCCAAGTGGTCGTTAAACTTGAGCAATCTATGATTGGGAAATTGACGGGACGTCAAACTTGACACCAAAACAATAACGTGGTGGGGTGCATACCACTTGACTTGCTGAGATTGTGTGGTGTGGAGGGGGTGGGATATCCTCGATGTGGGGGTCGTATACATATAGGTGGTGGCTACCACTTCCCCGCCCCAAAAATTTGAGAAAAAAATAAAAGTAACAGAAAATAGTAATGCAAATGGTTTGCAAATTAGAGTCAAAATCGCCTGAAAGGTGGGTCGCCGAAAGTGGGAAATCCCCCATAAAAGTAAGGATAAATCGCCGAAAGTGGGAAATCCCAGTCAACTAAAATAAATAGTGCGTAAAACAAGGGTATATTAGCACACATCACACTTGACAATGGGTCAATAATATGATAGTATAGCTAATAGTTATATATACATATAAAACCATGTATAGCGGGGAAACATGTAAAACATCCTCGAAATTCCAAATAAGGCCCGCATAAGACGCAGATGAAATCGTTCAGGAAAATAGTTTGGCCCATCCTACTGAACCATTAGATCTGCGCCGTATGTTGACCAAAGGTAGAGAAAGCAACAGATAAAAAGAATGATAACTATGTCTTAAGATCTTACGCCGGAAGGTGGTGTTATCAGGAGGGAGTCTGAGTGTTAGTACTATCCTATATGTATCATATTGAGAGGATTGAGTAAGATAGCTATATACTTAATCGTGTCTCACAAGCACCATCTCTTCTTTCTTTTAAGGGATGGGCCGCGCTGTACCTGGAAGTAAACTTCGGTTTACGTACATGTCGGTACGACAAAATATTAAATAATACAAACAATAGATGTCAAACTGTCTCAAGATAACAATGCCTATATACAAAAAGGACTACATGCCCCGCACCCGTAAGGATGCACTGCTGGGTCTGAATTGGTATACGACAGCATCTAACGTTTTTAAAAGAGGTGGTAAACACACCACAGGGGTAGCCCAGATTAAGAAACTAATACATGAACGAATTGTCGATAGTAAGGAACGAATCCTATCAGAAAATCCTGGATGGGATCCCAACCACGGACATGGATTCAATGTTAAGTACCGTGTTTATGCCGGACGACTTGGAACGGATGGGCACAACATACGATCCGCAATGGAAAAGATGGCACTCGACGGAATAGAAGAGGCGGGACTGATTGACAACGACAAATACGTCTACAAGACAGAATCAGAGTTCTACCTGCAACGATCTGATCCACGAATAGAGATTGAGATCACCCACATTGAAGAACCTTATGAGTATGTAATTGATTAGATATGAATCAAGTAATAACACCACGTAAACTCGGCGATGTTCGTCGTGGAGACGGAATGATAGAAAAACGAGTGGCAGCACTTGAGAAGTGTAAAGATATATTTGACACCACCTTCAAACGATACCAAGATGATGTCGCTGGTCAGATTCAAACACTACTACAATCAGTAATAACGTTAACTACCATAACTAGTGCTCAACAAACTCAGATAGATGATTTACAAGACCAGATAAATAACCTACCATAGTATGAGTGAAGAAACTACACCGGCAATAAAGAAGATGTCTGTTAAAGACGGTGATCATGAAAATCAGGAACAAAAGGTTAAATTCAATAAGTCAATTATCCTAGGTTTCCTTGCAAAAGGTGTCACCAAGAAGGGGGCCGCGTCTATGGCAAATGTCACAGAACAAACATTCTACAACTATGTAAAGAATGACCCCGAGTTTAAGATTCAGGTAGAAGCATGTTTGGGTGGAGAGGATAAGATCCAGGCGCTGGTTAACGTATCTAATGCTGTTAAGAGGGGTGACGCCGAAATGACTCGCTACCTACTTAACAAGACTCGTCACTACGAAAAAAGATACGATCCAAAGTGGATGGACCCTGACATGATTGAAACAGAAAAGAACCCGACTACCGGGGTATTTGAAGTTATAACTGATCTTGACCAGATCTCTGGTGAGATCTTGGGTGATGACTTTGAATATGATGAGGAGTCAGGCTTAGACCAAATGGAACAAATCCTGATGGCGCAAGACGACGAGGCAATGAATACCATTAACGAAATCATGGGCGATGAGCAAGCCTAAGGAAAAGATCATTGAACTCAGACCTAAGCAGAAGATTGCTTGGGAGTATTTGAATAACCCAAAGTATGCTGCTATTCGTGATATCGGATATGGTGGATCCGCCGGTGGCGGTAAGTCAATCCTTGGTGCCGCATGGATCATCCACATGGCCCGTACCCACCCCAAGACTAGATATGCGTGTTGTGCATACGACATTAAAAAGGCTGAGGACTCGATCTATCACTCATTAATCGAAGTGTTCCAAATGCTTGGCATGGAGCAAGATAAGGACTATTCATATAATGTTAAACGGCACACGTTTACCATCCTCAATAATAACTCAGAGATTGAACTTTTCGGACTCACTTATAAGCCAGCCGACCCAAACAACCTATGGCTTGGTGGATATCTCTTCACCTGTTCATGGATCGACGAATCCAACGCAGTAGACAGTCGTATCATTGACACCTTTACCTCACGTAACGGACGATTCAACAATGAAGTCTTTGTGAAGGACAAGGACATGACTGACGAGGAAAAGAAAGAAAACCCAGATTGGGAAATCAAGGGTGGTTACAACAAAGTTATTATACCCACCAAGATATTACAGACATTCAACCCAAGCCAAAACCATGTCTACTCACAATTCTGGCTTCCATACAAAAACAAGAAACAAACCACATCAAGATTTGTCCGTGCCTACGCATGGGATAACTATTCTAAAGATTCACAATATGTCAAATCCCTCAAGCAGCTGCGTAACCGAGTTACACGAGAGCGTCTCTTGTTTGGATCATTTGAGTTTAACGCATCAGATAAGGCACTCTTTGACTCAGATGCAGTACAAGAAATGGTTAATATTAAAATCCCACCAGAACAATCCACACTTTTGGCAGATAGATACATGATTATCGACGTCGCCGATGCTGGTGTGGAAAGTCAGAACGACATGACCACCATCGGTTACTTCGTTGGTACACACTGTGTAGGGATTGAAGACTTTGAGTACAAGCACTCAGATGATCTCATTAAGAAGATATTGAAGGAGAAGGCTGATCGTGTTATCCCAATGGAAAACATTGTCGTGGATGCCAACGGTTCTGGTTCATATGTGGCCAGTGATTCAAGGCTGGACGGATGTCTTGGGTTCAAGGCACACTACTCACCGGTCAAGCACGAAACAGGTAAGGTGTTGGATCCAAAGAAAAAGAAGAACAGAATGTCAACCCGCCTAGAATCAACCTACCGAACACTTAAGGACCAATGTGTACACCTATTATCTGAACTAGTAAACGACAGAAAGGTTGGTGCGAACATTGACAACGAACTACTAAAAGACTATCTAAAACAGGAGTTACTTATTTACGAACACGTAAACCTCGGAACAGATAGACCGATGGAAGTAACGAAAAAGATTGACATAAGGTCAAACATAAAACGATCACCTGATACAAGCGACTTGTTTATCATGTTGATGTACCCATATCTCTTGGATCGCGGCATAATTAAAGCGAAACCACTAGAAGAAAGAAAATTTACAACAAAGAAACGAATAAGAAATAATTATGCTTAGTGAAGCCGGACGAACACCAATTCCCTGGACATACGGGCCAAACGACTTCTATGTCATCGACATGTTTACAAACATGATTGAACGATATAATAGTACAATCACCACTGTCAACGGGATCCAATTTAACCAAGGCACAATCGTAACAATGATTGTCGCCTATTTGATGTCTACATACACAGAATCACAGAGTTCTGAAACACGCTTTTTCAACGAGATGCGTAAGGTTAAGGAGACATTTGAACGCAAGACACATATCAGTTTTGCCGAACAGAACATTGAAATCGAAGATAAGGCATTTAACTACCTGATGAAGGCAGCAAAGGCTGAGTTTACTGATGATTATGATATGGAGCAGAAGCAAATTGACAAGACTGATTCATTCTCCAAGTTTGGTACAGCCGTAACAAAGACAGTTCACCGCAAGGGTAATAACATTGTAAAAGTTGTGCCATGGGAAACATTCTTATGTGACCCCGTTAACGGTCGGGATCTACCCGCGGGTGAAGTTAAGTCTTCCACCCTGCAAAAGGTTGCACTAGACCCAAGGTTTGAGACTGAAACAATCACACGCATCAACAACTATCTATATGCACGCAGCGAAGAGGACTACGATCCGGCACGTGTCAATGTAAAGTTGTACGAGGTGCACGGACAAATGCCAAAGAAAATGTTTGGCCTGGACGAAAAGGGGACAACCAACGGAATGTTTATCCTTATGGAAACAGAAGAGCTTGACCGATTTGTTCTTTATACAGGACGCACATCAAACGTGACTTACCACATTGAGGTGCTCAACCCAATGTTTGGAAGAACTATGGGATATGGGCCAATGGAAGCCATGCTTGAATCACAGATTATGACCAACAAACTTGGTAATATGACGCTTGAGCACGTGGAAGCAACATCTAAAGTTATCTACCAAACCGCAGACACTGAACTAGATGGACAAGATCTACAAGAGATTGATAACTTGACTCTGATTAACCACGAATCAGACTCGCCAATTACACAGGTACAAACTTCCCCACAAGGATTTGCTGCGATGTCATCTTTCATGGACACCATCGTTTCTATGGGGCGTGAGTCAGCCGCAATCCAGGACTCATCTCTCGGACGGGGGCCTAAGTCAAACACCTCATTCGCTGCTATTCAGGCAGCGGGGAAAGAAGCTGACGGTGTTTACTCATCTATTCGAGATAAGATGTTCCACCTTGGACGACCTCTATTTAAGAAAAGTGGAGGATACCTTGACATGATTATTGACTACATCGAGTCTGGTAAAGATATTGAAAAACTACTCACTCCATACGAACAACGTGGATTCCGAAAGTTTGTTGCACGCAAGAAAGCAGATATCGAACTACAGCGACAAGAAGATGAAGACTTTGTATTTATTGACGGACTTGGTGAAGCAACAGAGTTTATCTTCAAGAAAGACGGTGATACAAAATACACAATTGAATTTGAGGATGATGAGATTGACCGAGCATATATCATTGACAAATCACGAATCTCTTATACAGAGAATGATAGTGTTATTACCAACCGACTTGCTTACCTTGAGCGAACACGAGATGTGGTGTCACAAAACCCGGAAGCATACCCAGATTTTAGTCTGAATGATATTCAGCTAGAGATTATGGAGTTGACAGACATTGCTTCTGCTAGCAACATTACAATCAAGTCAAACCAATCAAGTCAGATCGCAGCCACTCCTACAGGACCAGAAGTAGCTGCAAACGAAGGTCTTGACACTAATGGGCTTGGTCAACAATAAAACACACTTGACAACATATTAGTTTAATGGTATTGTTGTAGGGCATGAAGGGATGTCATGTGTAATAAAATAAATGAATTATGGAGAAATATGGATTTGAAGTAGCTTTAATTAAATTGAAGCAAGGAGAAAGAGTTGCTCGAGAGGGCTGGAATGGACAAGGAATGTATTTGGAGGTGCAGGTGCCCGACGAACATTCTAAAATGCAACAGCCTTATATTTACATGTCACCAGTTGACGGTAAGTTGGTTCCCTGGTTAGCTTCTCAAACAGATATGTTATCAGAAGATTGGGTAAATGTAGAATAATATGAAACAATACAAAGATGAAGTTAAATCAAAGCGTGATAACGCCATCGAAGTAATAAAGTCTAAACTCGATATCAACGATATTCGAGCACTATACGACTTCTTCAATGTTGACGATGACGTACAAATCACAATGGAAAACGGAGTTGAGTCACTAACGCCATTCGGTGCGGATGGCCCAAGTCTGACAAACTCATCAATCGAGATGTACTCACTTGATCGTTATGCGCGTCAGTTCTCACAAACACTGATCCGTATGCGATTCAACCAGCTTATCAACCCGCCAAAACCAGAGAAGGACGAGGCGAAACCTAAGACACCTAAGTAGTATGCAACCACGAACAACAGAAACAAACCGACTATTAGACATTTATGTTGACCACAGGCTGGTTGATACAGTTCCTGTTCTAAAGACACAAAATGAGACAGAATTTAAGTCACAAATCCTAAGGGAACGGGCATCAGAAGGTCTTATCTATATCAAGGTAAGAAAGCTGAAAGATGCGGTTGAGATCGTGTCCCCTGAATGTCCGGGTGGAGTTTGTCCAGTACGAACCACACCTGCACAAAAAGCAGCACAAACAGCACTAAACGCAACGAAGCCACAAGCAGCACAACAACCATTGGCCGCACCACTACCTGATCTAAAAACACAGGGAATGGCGGTTGCAGCTGGTGTGGAGAACAACCCCAGCCTAGAAGTTAAACGACCATCGGCCATGGTTACAACCCCAGAAGGAATCGGTATCCAAGTTTCGATGCCACATGAGCAAAACACACTTGACAAACAGTCATAAATGTGTTAGTATTCAATTAATAAATAACAAGAGGGAAAGATCCTCTTTAAATAAGTTTAAGTTATGGAAAAAGAAGAAAACGTCGAAGTGTTAGACGGCGCAAATGAAGACCAGCCGGTCGATCTAACAGCGATGACCCGTGAAGAATTGGAAGAGTACGCAGCAAAGAACGCTAAGGCGTTTGGAGATCAGAAGAAGCTAGTGAGCAAGCTCAAAAGTAAGCCCACACCAGTAGAACCTGAACCGGCAGCAGAACCAGTTGTAGAACCAGTTATCACCCCAGAACCAGCAGCAGCAGAACCAGCATCGCTTGATGATCAGTATGTGATTGCAAACCTTTCTAAGCAATTTTCGCTAGAAGAAATCAAGGAAGGACAGTCATTTATTGGTACGTCATTCGGTACAACCCTGGAAGAAGTTGCGGCTAACCCTGGTTTTCTAGCACACATTAACGCAAAACGTGAGCTATCTAAATCAGATGATATGATTGACGACTCTCCAATCGAGATCGAAACATTCCAATCTAAGGAATCTTTTGTTAAAGATGTTGAGTCAGGAAAAATTGATTTGCAAGACGACCCTAAATCTCGTGAGAAATACATTGGGATTAAAGCCGAGCAAGAAGCAGCAAAAGGCTTCTAACTCACGTGGATGCTAATAATGTGTGCTTATCGAAGGTTACTTCAATATTCATTACAATAAATTATTATGCCATTCCCACTATCAGCCGCAAACCGCGGTAACGCCAACACAGCAGCGGACATCGACCTGTACAAGGACATGACGCTACAGACTTTCATCATCGAGATGGAGTCTAAGACTGGTATGTCACTATTCGTAGACATGCAGTCAGCTGACAAAAACGTGATTATCAAACAACCAGTATTCGACAAAGTCGGAGCACCGGTTCAAGATCACATCTCTTGTCTATACGCCAAGACATCTTCTTGGAATCTTACACAAGAAACTCTGCTTATCCAGAGCCGAATCTACGAGAACTACGAGTACTGTCCTGAGGATTACTCACGACTTGAAGTACAAGGAGTTATCGAAGAAATGGACCGACGTATCCGTCTAGACTTGCACTACGCACTAGACAAAGTTGCTATGGCTACAGCTATCGCAGCAGCAGGAACTACTATCGCAGCAGTTACTGACGCAGCTACAGCTAAGGCAGCACTTGCAGCAGTACGCAACCTGTTCATTGGTAAGACTAATGTACAGAACCCACTAGTTGCTGTTATTCCATCAACGATGTCTGACTTCTTCACAGAACTTGGAGCATCACGAATCACAGCATTTGGTGACCGAGTATTCGTTACTGGTGAAATCCAGACTATCGACGGAATCACACTTTACATCGTTGACGCTGCACAGCTTGACGACCCAACTAAAGTTGTATTCTTCGCTGGAAAGCCAGTTAACTACTACTACGACAAAAACACCTTCGACATTTACGAAGATCGTGTTATCCCACCAACAGGATTCATCATCAACAAGAACATGGTTCGACAGATGGAACTACAGGGTGACTTCATCGTTTGGAGTCAGAAAGAGGAACGTATCGTTGTTGCCGGATAGGTTAACTAACGATGAACAGAACTAGGAAACATTGTGCTTTTTAGCACACAGAAATGCAGGGGCCATCCCCATCCAGTTATTTGTTCTTATGGCACTTTCAAGTGAGAGTGCCATAAAGAGTAATTAACACAATCGCCATATGCAAGTAGGAGAATTTTATGATTACGTAAGAGAACTAACCCGTGCCAACACACGGGATCTTCCTGATGATAAGATCGCAATCCTTGCAGATCCGGAAGCAGATTATCTATACGAACTATCTATTCAGGGCCACCACCTGGAACAAACAGAAAATGCAACGCCCACCGTCTATACATACAACATGTCAGACGACTTCCAGATTACTCCACACAACTTGTGGATTGAGCGGGTTGAAGCAAAAGTAAGTGGTCACGACTACTTTACGCAGATGCAACGTACAAATAAAACAGAGTATCTTGCACACCTTGAAAGTTGTAAAAACTCATTGACTGATGAGTTAGATGAAGCAACTAACTACGACTGCCCGCGATACTTCATGCAGACATCACAGGGTATTCACGTATTCCCGATTGATGACCCAGTAGAAGTTAAGGTATATGTAAAAGACACACCAGAAATCGACTGGAACAACGATAATTATGAGATCCTTCTACCAGACGTGCCGATCAACCTACTTGCACTAAAGACGGCGCTGATGTATAGAGACATTAATGATACAAACACACTCCAGTTCCTTGAACGACAATATGCAGAAAAGTTTGCAGTGTTTGAGAAGAGGATTGCAAAAGGTGGAAGAGTAATACAGATGGGCATGAAAAGTGCAATGAAGCACCCAGAAAAGTACAGCCGTCAGTATGAATATAAACTAATTAGGTAATGGAAAGACGCTCCGAAGTATTCGACAACTTCTCTGGCGGCATTACGTCAGAGTTAAGAACAAATTACGAAGTACCAAAGTTTGCACGACTTTGGAATTTCGACGTCTCTACTTCACGAGCTGTACAGCATGGTGGACTACGAAGGGAATCTACTGGCGAAGCACACATTGTTGACTTTGAAACAGACTTCATTACAACCGGTGAGGATTGGTTTATGAATCAGCACACATCTTTCTCTGTAGAAGAGAATGGAGATGTTGAACTTCTTACAATGACTACTGGAGTTGGTAATGCTAATTTCACACTGGACTCAGATGTTCAGATGTCAACCCTCCCCGTAATGTATAACAACCACCTTGTTTGGCAAGATCAAAACCTAGACATTTGGATGAAGCCAATCTTTCCATTCGGAGCTGGTTTCCGTGTACTAGAGGGCTTACCCGCTGACCAAGACCACGAACAAAACACATTCTTTCAGAAGGCGATTGATGGAAGACTATATGTGTTATCAGGAAAACGTGTACACCGACTAGAGCTACCAGACTCAAGCGGATCATTTAATTCACAAGGAGAACTAGACGCCTACCTGCCAATCACACAGCAGATGCAGATTGGTAACCGTAATGGTGAGGTTGGTACAATCAATGGAATCCTCGGACCCGAAACCCAAGTAATTACACAGATTGACAACGCACAAAACATTCTTACCATTCTTGGTTATTACACCGGTCCAATCGACGGTGTATTTAACGCAGAGTTTGAGCAGGCAGTAATTGACTTCCAACTAGATCATAATGCAACAGGTGCATACGACGGTATTCCAGGTGGACAACCGGCCGGGCAACCACTGCCAGGAACTGGTAACCTTGGTGTAGAAACCGCATCAGTATTGAACGCTGTAGACGATAACAACAACAAAGCATTTCGTGAGGTAAAGAATGTT